ATGGTTATCTTTCTCCGATTTCCTTATATGAGCAGTTAGCTTTTGCTAGCTGCTCTTTATTTGTACAAGGTACTCAATTGACTGGCGCACATATAATATCCTGAGTTCCTTTCTTTATAAAATAGTCATTATAAAATGAGGCTCGTCACGAGAGCACTTTACTAAGTGCTCTTTTTATATTCCAACTTAATACAAAATGAAATTTTCATTTTAAAATTCTTTATTTTTTATGTTTTACAATCCAGATTACAATCTTAGATCCTGTAAAAACCTATAACTCTTGTATCTAATTTCATCTAACAAGTTAATAGTTTCACGCTCCTCTCTATCGTATAATGATATGAAAGGAGGTGATTGCTATAAATAATGAATCTATAGTTCAACTAATTGAGTTTTTGAAATTAAATATAATACCGATTGCAGCCTTTTTAATCTCCTTAGCAACTTTTATAATTACGCTTGCTAACTTTCGGAGAAATAGAGCTAGCATTAAGTGCAGGCAACTCAGAGATAATTGGGTAGCTCTCATTCTTAAACCTGATAGAACCGATTTAAAAACACCAGATGTATATTGGCACAATGACTTTAGGGTAATTTTAGATGTTATTATTACCAACGAAAGTGCACTACCAATTTCCGTTATCGAATTTAATTTAAACAATAAGTTAAACTTTAATTCTTATAGTAAGCCCAATGATGAATATTCCATCACTACAAAGGCAGGAAAAGAAGTACATAATGGCGTCGTTTCATTTAGTGGAAATGAACATAAGCTAATATTTCCAATGAATGATACATGGTTAAAACCTGTAATAAATATTCCCCCATATACTTCCTTAAGGGGGCATTTATTTTTTCATTTCAATAAAAAAGATGATGTAAATATAGGTAATAATACTTTGAAAATAATTACTTCTAGAAAAAATTTTTCTTTTCAGGTAAAGATATCTCACAGCGTCCATTCTGTCCTTCCGCTACCAAATAAAATCCTTGAGGCTCGTGATGAAAGTTTTTTTTAAAATCATCCCTCAATTCTTCAATGTAGCTATCTAAATCTTTCTTTCTATTATCTTGAATGTAAATTTTAGTTGAAGCTAGTTCACTCGCTATTGTTCTAGCTTCCTCTAATTTTTCTACTATTTTTTCAACCTTTTCTTGATTTCCCTCTAAACCAAGTACCAATAAATCACTCATAAATTTAATCCTCACTTTAATAGATTTTTTATACAAAATAGCGTTTTTGTTCAGTCTCACTCTAAAAATAAAATTTTCATTTTTTCATTCATCCAAGTTCATAACATATTCTTTTCCTCAGATAAAATAATGATTAGGTGTCCCATGTGCATTTTATCCACTGGAAATAATACCTTTCACATACTTACGTATTAGAAACTTCATTTCTGCTTCTTCTGCAATAGCAATTTCGTTCACTTTTTTGATACATTTATGAAACATTCACATGTTATCTTCAATATGTTCTATTCTTTTTGAAAAACCATATGAGAATACCAAAACAAGAAGCCCTGGAGCCCTAACTCTAGGGCTTTTTGTTTTTAAATAAGGATTTTGTTTAAAAATTAATATTATTTAGTTTGGTTCACCTTATATTTAAAAGGAGCATTCATGAAAATTTTAAAATACATAGCCCTTACTATTGGATGGATTACATTATTATCACTTTGGTATGTGATATTCTTTCCTTAAACCACAATTTGATTTATACAGTATGCGTTTCTTTTGTTGCACTATTTATTAGCAACAACATATATTTATACGGAATAAAAAATACAAAATATAGTTCTTGGTCCAAGAGCACCACACTTTCTGTTGGTGCTCTTTTCAATTAAATATTGCTTTTATGAAAATTCCGTTGTCTAATTTTTCACTTGTCCATTTCACTTTTCTTTATTTCTGCATTTATTATTAGAAATACTAATTTTTTAGAGGTGAAATTATTATGGACGAGTTATTATCTTCCGCTTTAATAAATCCTGATTTACTCGGACCTACTTTACCAGCTATTCCACCATTCACAATGCCTACCGGACCCACCGGGCCTACTGGATCCACTGGACCTACTGGATCCACCGGACCTACTGGATCCACCGGACCTACTGGATCCACTGGACCTACTGGACCCACTGGACCTACTGGACCCACCGGACCTACTGGATCCACTGGACCTACTGGACCCACCGGACCTACTGGATCCACTGGACCTACTAGTGATACTGGTCCTACTGGACCTACCGGGCCTACCGGGCCATCCGATGGGCCTACTGGACCTACCGGGCCTACCGGGCCATCCGGTGGGCCTACTGGACCTACCGGGGACACTGGGCCTACCGGAGAAATTGGACCTACTGGGGACACTGGGCCTACCGGAGAAATTGGACCTACTGGGGACACTGGGCCTACCGGAGGCATTGGACCTACTGGGGGCACTGGGCCTACCGGAGGCATTGGACCTACTGGAGACACTGGGCCTACTGGAAGCACTGGGCCTACTGGAGACATTGGACCTACTGGACCTGGATGTATAGAACCCCTACCAACTTTCACGCAAGTCGTCTATGTAAACAAAGCTGGTGATGACGCTACTGCTGATGGCTCTGAATGTGCACCATTTTTAACAGTGACTGCAGCAATGGCATCAATAACAGATGCTATTGCCCCATTTCCGGATCCTTCAAATATCACTAAACGTTATGCTATCTCTATTGGGCCCGGTAACTATATTGAACCATTAATTCATTTAAAAGCTAACGTTCAATTAGTAGGAACAAGCACTTTATTAACTAGATTACAAATTCCTTTCGATATAAATGATCCATCTTGGTTTGATTTAAACTTTTCACAGGATCCTAGATCTGGGTTTGTTAATCTGACATTACTAAGTGGGCCTCTTGATTTTAATTTTCAAACAGCGCAAAGTGTTTCAGGTAAATTATTCTTTGTTAGCGTTAATATAACCCCTACTCCTGTATTCACAGCTTTATCAACCTCTGTAAATCAAGTCAATATACGTGATTCAATGTTATCCGCTGGTTATACTCAAAATGGAATTAACATGGCGATGTTTGCTTCATACGTTTCTAGTGGAAATATTACTATTAATTCACAAGCAATCACAGATACCCAAGTAAATTTAGTTGGTGGAGGAATAAATGGTAATGTCATTATTAATGTATTACCTGGTCATATTCCAATTGATCCCTTAAATTTAACAAGCTTTGCTATTACCGAAAACATCTTCAATCCCAGCCCTAATTCAGGAAATTTATTTGTCAACGGCGCTAATAACGTTATTACAAGAGTCAGAGCGACAGTTGATTCATTACCTATTCGTTCCCGAATAAATCTTATAGGAACAAGTACATCTTTAATTAGAGTTGATGATGCTTTCGATTTAGCTTATACACCTATTAATCCAGCAAACTGGGCTCCTCTTCCTCCTACTACAGTACAGGAAGCTTTAGATAGAATCGCTGCATTGCTGGCAGTAACTATCGGTACTCCATAAACATCTTAGAAAAATTCTAAACCCTATTTTAATAGGGCTAAATTGCTCTGATATGTGAAATAAAAGTCTCTTCAAATCCTATTGGAGAGACTTTTTTAGTTTCTCATTAAATCCAACATCAAAAAATGAATCTATATTATAAATAAAGTATTTATATCTTAATAAAATTCAAATTTTATTAAAGTAACTGCGTTTTTCGTTCTTCCATACGTGCTACTTTACCACCTTTGTATACAAATGACTGTTCACCATGACCAGTTGACGGTGGTTCAATTGAATGAATCTGTCCATCCTTCACAACATAAATCATATTTTCCACTAAAGAAATTTCAGCCTTCATTCCTACAATATTTTCTTTGATAATTGGCACCAAGATCACTCCCTTATGTTATAATTACTTTGTCGAAGTAAGTTGAGAGTGATCTCAGCTTTTTTTATTTGTCTATAAATATCGCACAACATTTTCTGGAACAAATGGTTGTCCAAGTGACAAATGGAGCCGTATTGGAATGGGCTTTTTTTCATCCCTTGCTTGCTTACACATTTTTTCTGCCTCTTCCCATACAAATTGTTTATCCTCCACTCGCTTATAACGCCAAATCCCAATTGTATAATCCTCAAATAATTCGTAACGTTCATCAGGCGCTGTCGTTGCTTTTAATTCATCAATCGCTTTGGCTTGGCGTGGTATTTGCACAACCACATCTGTATACCTTAATTTTGAATTCAAACGGTGAATATGAGCTTTCTTAGGATCAAATGATACAACTGGCTCCACGTCAAAAATTGTTAATTGCTTTGGCATTGTTTTTCCCCTCCAATACCTGCAAGCTTGCAATTAAAATTCCTTCAAGCTGCGTTAATGTTAGTTGATCTAATGTTTGTCCGTTAATTTCAGCTAATCCTAATTCCAATAATTTACGAATGATTATTAATTTTCTACGTTCTACTTCCTGACGTAACAACATGATTAAGCCTCCTGTTGATGGATGAACTTTCTCTCTAAATTTACAAACTTACTAAACTCTTTAATGAATGCTAGTTCAACAACGCCAACTGGGCCATTTCTCTGTTTCGCTAAAATGATTTCCGTTATGTTTTTATTTTCCGTTTCACGATCATAGTAATCTTCGCGGTATAAGAATGCTATTAAATCCGCATCTTGCTCAATTTGACCATTTTCGCGTAAATCTGATAGCAACGGTCTCTTATCTTGCCTACTTTCTACCGCACGACTTAACTGTGATAATGCAACTACACATACATTTAATTCTCTTGCCATCAGTTTTAACTTACGACTAATCTCACCTATTTCTTGCATGCGGTTCCCTCTATGCTTCGGATCCCCTACAATAAGCTGCAAATAATCAATTGCAATTAAAACCTTTTTATCAGGGTACTTACGCTTTAGTTTCCTAGCCTTTGCATAAATCTCTTGCATCGTTACATTTGCTTTATCGTAAATTTCTAATGGCAAATCATTAATTAATCCCATCGCTTGACTAATCTTTTCCCAATCCTTTAAATTACATAACTTCTTAGGATTCTTTAATTTTGTACCATCTATATTTCCAGTACTTGAGATCATTCTCTTTAGTAGCTGCTCTTCTCCCATCTCTAGTGAAAAGATTCCTGTTGCTGTATGAGCACTTGCTGCATGAAAAGCAACATTTAATACAAATGCTGTTTTCCCCATTGAAGGACGGGCACCGACAATGATTAAATCACCTTCTTGTAACCCTGCTGTCATTCTGTTCAGGTCGTCATAACCAGTTGGTATACCGGTTAAATCTCCTACATCAATTTGCATGTTCTTATACAAATCAACAAGCGTATCTTTCAAGTTAAATTCATCTGAGTAACCCGTTTCTTCAATGGCGCTTAATTCATCAATTGATGTACTAATAGCACTCATATCCCTATCTTGCTGAAGGCGGTTATATAAATTACCAGCAACCTCCTGAGCATGTCGCATTTTCCAAACTTCGATAACTAAGCCTTCGTGATACGAGAAATTTTTAGTAGTCGTAACAACTTCTGTTAAGTTTACAAAGAATTCAATTCCGCCAATTTGATGCATAAAGCTTTCATCGAATTTTCCAATGAGAGCAACAAGATCTATGGGAACCTCAGCATCCTCTAATTCTCTCATTGCCTTGAAAATCACTTGGTGCGTTGGTAAAGAAAACTGTTTTACCTTTAGCTGACAATCTTTAATTAAATCACCTTCTTGGATTATGCTACCTAAAACACTTTGTTCAGCTTCAACATTGCGAATCATATCGTTACTCATTTGGCCAACCACGCATTCTGTTGGTTAAGTACTGCAAGTTCTTCTTCTGTTGGAATGTTCTGCTCCCATGCTTGTTGCTGCTGTATTACGTTTTTAGTAGTTTCCGATAAGCCTTTTTGTTGATAAGGTGCTTGTGTCTGTTGCTGAGATTTTGTTAATCGCTGAGCACGAAATACTTTATCAGCTGCCTCAACATCAGTTACTGTTTTAAATCCTTTAAGATGCCAATCCCTTAAAATCGTATTTACGTAAGACATGTTTCTCGTATTCTTCTCTAAAGCAATCTCCATAGCCTTAATAACTAGCTCTGCATTTAAATCATCTATCCAAGCATAAATACCATCTGCAATAAAAGGTGTAATGAATCCGAAGTTTTGCTCGTAAAAAGAAATTGGATTAACCTCAACAACTTCTTCCGCGCCTGCGCGTTCTTCTTGTTGTTGTTCTTTTTCTTCTTCTTTTTCTTTTTCTTCTTCCTTGCTAGGGTCTTGGAAGCCCCTTATAAGCCCCTCCAAACGGGCTGATAAATACTCCTTAATACGAGGGATTTTAAAATCTTGTTCTCGTTCTAATTGCAAGCAAGTTTCATAGAAATCAACTAAAAAATCCTGGTCCTTCACAGATTGAATCTCTTTTAAAACACACTTTTCAATGTTTACATTTTTAATTGGATTGAATTTCAACCAGTTGATTAAGAACAACTCTTTTGTTTTTTGGTTGTAATTAATTTTTCCATACTCAGCAAAGCGTTCTAATAGCTTCATAACAGTTTCACGGTTATATCCCGTATCAGTTTCAATGATACGAAGTGGAAGCTCATAGATTCCTGATTGAGACGTCTTACTGTTCGTCATCAAATATAAGTAGAAATACTTCTCCTCCGGTGTAAGATCTAAAACAAATGAATCCTGCCAAAATGAAACGTGTACTGGTCTATAAACTGCCATATTATTCATCCTCCCGTTTATATATCGCGAATCCGTCCTCTACACGTAATAAGCGATAAATCTTATACCCTATTTTGAGATATTGTTTTATTAAGTGAATTAGGTGTTGCTCTGATGTTGCTTGTTGAAACACTTTAGGGTTCAGCAACACTCTATGTAACGATTTGTCTAAAAGCATGTAGCACACTCCGTTGTTATACGAATGCTAATTTGATATAATTAATCCCAAGATCTTTTGCAAGACCGTTTGTCTATCACTCTGCCAAGTGATAGATCTTTTTATTTTCTACGTGTTACTAATGAGGCGTTAACTCCTCTTGCTCTTAAATCTTTAATCACTACACGATAACTCATAGATGCCTCATGTTCCTCTTTTGTATCACGAAGCATTTTAAATTCCCTTATACATCGCTCCAGCTCTTCTTCCCAATGATTTGATTCTTCGGTTGATTCTGCATTAAACATGTTATGAATACATTCACTCATACAGTTACGAAGCTTATTCGCAAATGAAAAATCCCCAGGAAGAACTAAATCATGAAGACGATTGTTTTTATCGTTCATGATTTACATCTCCTTTCTAATTAATTTGATGCTGTACGCATCGTTACAACCAGAAAGGAACATTGTAGAGGTATGGGAGGAACAATCCCTTTCTGGTCATAACGACAAGCACAGTGGCTTGTCCAAATGATTTATATAATGTTATAATTGCTTTACGATATTTTTCAGAGCTACTGTTGTCTAGGCGGTAGCTTTTTTATTTACCCATTTATGCTTCAAAATAAATGATGCTTCTATAATTTTGATTCGAATCCCCAACAATTTCTTCTCTTGCTTTAACTCAACTGTTTTTGAATCCTCATTAAGTAATTCTGCTATTTTTATTTCACCAGTTAGTTTTGCATCATATCGAATTAGTTCCTTATATTCTTTTAAACTAGGTTTCTTATAATCTACCGTCATTTTTCTTCCTCCTTTACAGCACCTTTGTTAAATTCATTAAGCTATCCACCGATTGAATAATAACGTTCTCCGCCATAGCCTTTTGCAACCAACTTCTTTGTATTTGTTCCATAATGCCAAAATGAACTTGCTCAAGAGCTTGTACCACACACTGAGTAGCTTGGATTGTATCAAAAATTTCTTTTGCATGAACTGCGTATTCATGTTTCTTTTTTTCATCATGCTTCCATGACCTTGTTGTAACTTGTAAATTCATAATTTCTTTCGCTGCCGCAATTCCCTCTTCAGCTTGCTTAATGTAGTTCATCAATTGTAGATTTACATCCTGAGTTAATCGTGGATCTGTAGGCGGCAATCCAACACCATAAATATGTTTGATCGCTTGTTGATTCAACTTTGCTCCTGTTGCATGGCACCAATCCATCGCAAGCTCAAATTCTGGTTTAGAAAGTCCAGATTCAATACGGGTTAATCTTTCATGTGTAATACCAAGGTACTTAGATAGCCCTTTCTTCGTTTTCAGCTGAACATTGTCACAACATTCTCTAGCATTCTGTAATAATTCTCCTATCGCTGAATTGCAGTATATGCTTGTTCCCATATCTGTTCGCCTCCATATTTAGTTTTCAAATGGTTACAATGAACTTAGTACATATGTAACTTGTCTACTTTTCGTATAAAAAGAGAGGAACTACTCCTCAACGTTTTCTTTTACTTGTATTTCTTTGATGATGGCCCAACCAGCCTTGTAATATGCTTGACGGATTTTATCAATATCCTTTTGTGATTTTGGCTCAGGAGCCACAACATGGACTTTCGTTTTTCCAAATTCATAAGTCGCCGCATATTCTTCTTGTTGGCTCATGGTGTCACCTCTTGAAGTGCTTTTTATATGTTTATGCGACGGTTCTGTTGGTACTGCCATGTTAGTTGTTGGCATTTTCTCACCTACTTTCACACAAGTTTTATCTAAATTCCACTTTACGTGTAATTTTTAATCAAAAAAAATTGATGGATGTTCATTTAGTGCTTTTGCAACACACTTTAATTCTTGTGCTTTAAACGAACGTTTCCCTGCTTCTTTCATGTTATAGGCTGATACAGAAATACTAAGTTCTTTTGCCATAAATACTTGTGAAATCCCCTTAGAAATTCTTAATTCCCGTATTTTTTGATTAATCTCCATTTAACACCACCTCATTCCACGTTACGTGAACCTTATGTATCAATAATAATTCCACTAAAAGTGAAAGTCAATGAGTTTTTTAACTTTTAGTGAATAAAGTTTCACATAACGTGAAATATTGTTAAAATAATTAACGAAAAGACAAATGGAAGAATGGAAGGATAAACTATGACTTTAGGCTATAGATTAAAAAAAGAAAGAGAACGACGCAAATGGTCTCAAAAGTTTGTTGCCGAAAAAATCGGTATTACAAATACTGTCCTTTCAAATTATGAACGCGACTACCGTGATCCTGATACAACAACATTAGGAAAATTAGCTGATTTATATGAAATATCTACAGACGAATTATTAGGTAGGTCTAACAAACTTTCTAAAAAAGAAGAACGCGATATAGCACGTGATTTAGAAAAAACATTAGAAGAATTAGAAAATAGCGAAGATGCTTTAATGTTTGACGGAGAACCAATAGACGAACACACAAAAGAAATGATTCGTATTTCTCTAGAAAACTCTATGCGCATGGCAAAACAATTAGCAAAACAAAAATTCACTCCAAACAAGTATAAAAAAGATTGAACGGAGCGAGAAATGAAAATTAAAGACTACGTAATGAAAATCGTAAAAAAACACGGCACAACAAACCCCTTTGAAATTGCTAAACGAAAAGATATTATAGTGTTGTTTGAAGACCTTGGGAATACTCTTGGTTTTTACAACACTTATAAACGCTTTAAATTCATTCATATTAATAATCAAATTAACGAAAATACTCAACAATTTGTTTGTGCACATGAATTAGGTCATGCAGTACTTCATCCTAAAGCAAATACCCCCTTCTTGCGTAACCAAACCTTTTTTTCAGTGGATCGCTTAGAAATCGAAGCAAATACATTTGCTGTAGAATTGTTACTTACCGATGAAATGATTTCTGCTTATAAAGATACTCGTTTATCTATTCAAGAAATTGCGGAGGCTCATGGGATTCCTGGAGGATTCGCTCGTTTAAAAACTTACGTTTATTAAGAAAGCAGGCGTAATTCTATTAACTTATGGAGGATTAATAATGAAAAAATACCTAGTACCATTTACAACGCTCTTTTTATCTATTGGACTAGTTGGTTGTGATACTAACAATCCAGTTAAAGAAGACGAACAACACGCACAAGAAGAAACAAAGAATGTAGAAGAACAACGTCAGATAGAAGAAAAAGTAAAACAAGAAGAACAACAACGTCAAGAAGCTGAAGTCCAACACCAAGCAGAGGAAAAAATGAAGCAAGAAGAACAACGCCAATCAGAAGAAAAAGCGAAGCAAGAACAAGCAGCCAAAGCAGAACAACAACAGAATCAAGAAAAACAAAAACAACTCGACGAAAATGATTCCAGTAATCAATCAGCACCAAAAATAGAAGAATCCAAATTGGAGCGATTCAAGGAGGAGCAAATAAGAAAACTTCAAGCCGCTGATTCAAAAGAGAAAGAGGAAGCTTTCGATAGGGCGGCAGCCTCTCGCCGTGAACGATTCGAGAGACAAGAAATTGAAAAAATGGATTGCGATACAGCACGTTCTGCGTTATCCCAATTAGAACAAATGGATGACAATCCGATCGCAAAAAAACAGGCACTTGATTATAAAGATAAAATAGCAAGGTGCAACAAATCAGGTAATTAAACAACTCGGAACGTTCGTTTAAAGACCTATTTATATTAGTTACATTTTAATAATAATGATTTTCGGTGTTATACAAAGTTGTAGAAGGGAACTCATACAAATGACTTTTATAAAAGATATAGCTTCTTTTTCTGAAGGATTATCTAAAGCTTTTCCAATAATTCTATCCATAGCCTCTTTTTTGGGTGTTCTCATTATTTATAATAAGAAAACTAATTTTGATTTAATCTTTGAAGGAAAGCACATTAGATTTTTAACAAAGATGACACAAACTATTACAGCTTTTATTGGATTTTATTTATTATTACAATTAGTCTCTTTACTTTTTTATTTTATTGGTATACCTAAACCAACAAAGATTATATTAAATACAGTATATTTTATAGATATTTTATTAGCTCTTATTCTATTAATTTCTATATTAATCTATATGGCATTTAACATGGTTTGTTCCGCTTTAAATTATTTACATCAAATCAACAGTTACCAAAACTTTATTACTAAAAGAGATGAGTGGCTAAGCCGGCATAATACAATCAAAAGCATTCTTACTTATATAAAAAATGGCATCCTTATTATATATTTCGGCCTAAATAAGCTTGTATACATACTACTTGTGGGTGCCAGCCTATATACCCAAACTATACATCTCTATTTAGCTAAAGAACAAATATTAAAACTGGATTTATTATCTCAGTCATCTATTAAATTCTTAATCGGTCCAGTAATAATTTGGGCTTTCCTGGTTACAATTATGTATTTTTATCTTAAGGAAAAAGGTGAATTAAACAAAAGTTACTATACTGTAAAATTCATTCCAGAAACTGAGGTCGAAAATGAAGACTTAGTTCACCTCTATACTCGCCCAACTAAAGAATGGGTTCTAGTAAAGGCAAATGATTTACAGAAACAAAATACAATTTTTCTTTATAATCCTGAATCAAAGAACTGGCTTAAATACAAAAAAGTAAATCATAATTAAAAAGTCCGATTCATGGACTATTTAATTATGATTTAGAATTGAACCAGTCTTATGTTTTATCATTTACTTCATTCCTGAAATTACAATTCATATAATACATATTAATAAGGAGGTCTAACTATGAAAACTGCAATCTACCTTAGAAAATCCCGTGCCGATCTCGAAGCCGAAGCACGAGGCGAAGGAGAAACATTAGCAAAACACCGCTCTACCCTGCTGAAAATTGCCAAGGAAATGAACTTAAATGTTTTATCTGTTCGTGAGGAAATCGTTTCTGGTGAGAGCTTAGTGAAACGCCCTGAGATGTTAGCGCTGCTTGAAGAGATTGAAGATAATAAATATGATGTTGTTCTTTGTATGGATATGGACCGTTTAGGTCGTGGTGGTATGAAAGAGCAAGGAATCATTTTAGAGACGTTTAAACGCTCGAATACGAAGATTATGACACCTAGGAAGACTTATGACCTTAATGATGAGTGGGACGAAGAATATAGCGAATTTGAAGCATTTATGGCTCGTAAGGAGTTAAAGATTATTACGCGTCGTATGCAACGCGGCCGTATAGCAAGCGTGGAGGCTGGTAATTACCTCGGTACCCATGCGCCTTATGGTTATGATATCCACCGCTTAAATAAGCGAGAACGTACTTTAACAATTAATCCAGAAGAAGCTTCAGTTGTAAGAATGATATTTGATTGGTATGCCCATGAGGATATGGGAGCAAATGCAATTAGGAGCAAGTTAAAAGATCTTGGCTACAAAAGTAAGCTAGGTAATGAATGGAACCCCTACAGCATCTTAGATATATTAAAAAACAATGTGTACATCGGAAAAGTAACATGGCAAAAGCGAAAAGAAGTAAAACGGCCTGATGCTGTAAAAAGAAGTTGTGCACGACAAGATAAATCGGATTGGATTATTGCCGATGGTAAGCACGAGCCAATCATACCTGAAAGTTTGTTTGAACAAGTACAAGAAAAATTAAACTCAAGATATCACGTTCCTTACAATACGAACGGAATTAAAAACCCTCTAGCTGGCATTATTAAATGTAGTAAATGTGGTTATAGTATGGTCCAACGTTATCCGAAGAACCGAAAAGAAACGATGGATTGTAAACACCGTGGCTGTGAAAACAAATCAAGTTATACTGAATTAATTGAGAAGCGTTTACTCGAGGCATTAAAAGAATGGTACATCAATTATAAAGCTGATTTTGAAAAACATAAGCAAGATGACAAATTAAAAGAAACACAAGTCATTCAAATAAATGAGGTTGCATTATGCAAGCTTGAAAAAGAATTAGTGGATGTCCAAAAACAAAAAAATAATTTACATGATTTATTAGAACGTGGCGTTTACACAGTCGATATGTTTTTAGAACGCTCGAATGTAGTTTCTGACCGTATAACTGAAATTACTTCCACTATGAAAAACTTAAAGAAAGAAATTAAAACCGAAATTAAGAAGGAAAAAGTCAAGAAAGACACAATACCTCAAGTGGAGCATGTTCTTGATCTGTACTTTAAAACAGATGATCCCAAAAAGAAAAACAGCCTCCTAAAGTCGGTTTTAGAAAAGGCTGTTTATAAAAAGGAAAAATGGCAAAGGCTCGATGATTTC